CCGATTTTCGATGCAATAAAATCGCTTATATTGACCATTGTCCTGATAAAATCAGGGTGGTCTCCCACCGTGCTGCCATCAGCCAACACAAGCTCTGATAGCGAGCTATGCTGGTATGATTCGCCGTTCTCAGCGTAGGCAGTCACCATAGTTTCATCTGGTGCAAATTGTGTAACAACACCAGCTGCAGCGCTTGCCTTGTCCTCAAAGGCGGCGCCATATTCCTTTTTAAGCTGGGTTACCACTTGTTCCTGGCTAAATTCTGGCGCTGGCGCTTCATCCAGGCCAGCCTCGGCTGCATAGGCATTATATTCGTTTAAAAGATTTTGTGCTTGCCCAGGCGTCAGGCCAGTCTTGTGGGCCACGCCCTTGAACCAGCCAAGCATCTCTTCATTGGCCTCTATGCCCTCGCCCGGCTCGTTTGTGAGCTCGTAAGCCTCTGCGCTTTCTGGCCGGCCTAATTTATCCCAGACCGGGTTCCAGTCATCCTCTGTCGCAAATTTGCCCGGTATGGCTATCTTATCCGCGCCAATCATCGACTGAGCATGGACAAAGCCCTTAGCTAGGCCGCCCACATCCTTTATTGTTGAAAGTGATTTATGTTCCCTGATGTCCTCAGGAATCGCTGAGCGCCAGTCCTCTGACACAGACGGGGCTACCTCAGCTGAGACCTCCGCTACCTGTTCTTCACTCATTGTCAATCATATCCTCTATCTGTTTACGATCTCGCAGCATTGATTTGATAAAAAGCACTACCGTGCGCTGCCCTTCGCGGTAGGCTGTCTCGTATGGATCTGGTGAAAAAGTTGAACTATTTTCACAAAATCTCACGCCCAGATCCTCTAATAGCTGCTCGCCTTGATCTGACGTGAACACTTGCTTGTAGAGCGCTATCGTGTCCTCTGGCGTCATTGCTGGTCACTGACTGCGCGGATGAACGGAGCGCCCTCGCCGGCTGCCTGAGCCGCTTGCATGGCCTGCTGCATCTCCATCTGCTGCTGCTGTTCAGCTGCCCTTTGCTGGCGTATCCTGACAAGTTCATCCTGGCCTCTGACTGCCGTTGCCGGCACCGAGAGAACCTTGACTAGATGCCTGACGAAACCGTCAGCATCGATGTTATCCAGGATGCTTGGATCTAGCTGTACCATTGGCTGCATGAGCTCCAGAAGGCGCATGGCAGATTGGATGTCGCCCTGGCGCTGTGCCTTGGCTAGTGGGCTCACATATTCGATATCTATCCTTGTATCGCGCATGAACTCAGGAGCTGGCCGGAAAACCTTGCGCTCGGTTAATATACCGAACACCCGGTTAATCAATGGTTGCAGCAGCTCGGCCTGCAGCCTGCCCAGGACGGGGCCAAGCAGGCGCATTTTTTCTTCTGTCCTTTGCACCACCTCGGTGGCTGTCATCTGCGGCCCCTGGCTGAGGATGAGCTGATCGACAAAAAAGGCTGATTGTATGGCTTTGCGCCGCTGCTCTTCCATTTGCAGGCCGAGTGGGTTGTTTGCGCCTATATTGAGCGGCTCCAGGCGATCCCTGGTGCCTGAGCGATAGAAATTCAGTCCACCCGGAACAGTGCGTATGGGAAGAATGAACCCATCATCAGGCACGAGCAAGGGTGGATCAACCTGTTTTTGCGCTGCCCGGATGGTTACCTCAGACATCTTGTTGATCATTTTGATGTCTGGTAGGGCGGTCATGGCTGGTGATCTGCCATATCCAATCTCAAAGCTGGCCTTGAGGAACCTCGGCGCCATATATGGGAAGGTATCAAAGCCTTTTTCGCGCAATGCTGTTTTGGCTTCCGGGTCCAGATATATAGATGCAAAGGCCTTGTTTTCGCTGGTGAGCTTGGTGATATCCCGATCCTGTCGTGGGAACACCGCGTGGATCAGGGTCACCAGCTCATAGGGGTTCTCGGTGTCTGTCTTTTGTATTTTCTGCGATAAATTTTCGATGCCGAACTCATTAACCACAGCCCTGGCCGGCATCTGGAACTTGCGAAACACCGTATCTACACGGCCCGTTGCATCTTCTGATATATAACATTCAGCTATATGTCTTGTTGAGAATCTGACATCGAACTCATCATCATCCTCAACAAAGATCACGCCTGTGCCGAATGTAATTAGATCGTGATAGAGCTCATGGATCTGCTCGGCAAAATTAGACCGGGCAAAGGCTGTATACATGGTTTCTTCCACTGACAGCAGATATTCCTTGGCCTCATCATTGCCCTCTAGCTCAGGGTCCAGATAGCGCAGGCTAAACCATTTCGTGGACATATTGGTCAACATGCCGTGCAAGCTGGCGCTCAGCAGCTCGGCTGCATGTATCGCCGTGCTATCGAACACAAGCTCAGTGCGCTTGTCACCCGGTGATCTTTTCTTTGTCACGTCAGCTTTGCGCGGCACGACAAAGTCAGCAATTTCCTGCCAATGGCTCTCCCAGGTCTGCCTTTGCGATTGCAGGCTGGAGAACCTTTTTAGCAGGATTACTGCTTGTTCATCGATTGTTGCCATCTATTGTCCTGTCAGTGATTTTTTCTGCACATTTTTGCCTTTGCCGGCATAGGTTTGCGATCCCAAGATAGATCTGCCCTCACCGGCCCGGCCTGGACGCTTGCGCCGCTGTGGGACAGCTTCCTCGCCCCTGATAACATCGTCAGGATCGCCATCGCCGCCAGTATCTTCTGGATCTGATGGCTCTGATGGTCCTGATGTTGGCGGTGTTGTTGTCGGTGGATCATCACCTGGTGGGTTGTAAACAGGTGGTGTGGTCGGATCTGGCCCAGGATCAGCCGGTATTGTCGGATCAGCATCGGGATCATAGCCAGGCGCGCCAGGCCGTTTTGGCTCTTCGTTATCTGGCTGATATCCATCGTAAGGATTATACGGGGGATCTGGTTCTGGCCGTGGCGCCTCTTCGATATCTGGCACATAACCGTCATACGGATCAGATACCGGCGGTATTGTTTCTGGCGGTTCTGGTTTTGGGCGCGGCGGTTCCTCTATGTCCGGGACATAACCATCATACGGATCAGATATCGGCGGTTGATCTACTACGGGCGGCGCATCTGGTGGGCCTATTTGATCCGGCGGTATTGTGGGCGGTAATGTAAAGCTAGGATCATCGTCATCATCATCGTCATCATCATCCGGGAACGTATCCGGGTAATCGACATCGATTGGATCAGGATCTGGCCGTGGCTGCTCTTCTGGATCTGGCTGATACCCATCATATGGATCAGACGGGTCAGACGGAGGATTAGGGTCTGAGTCCGGCGGTGATGATGGCGGCGGCGCAGCAGGAGGCGGTGACGGATCTGGCGGTGGGCCTATTTGATCCGGCGGCCTTGTCCCTGGATTATCAGCCGGCGGCGGGGAATCATCAGGCCTATTTGTGGGCGGTGGTGGTGGAGGCGGCGGCGGGGGCGGCGGCGGTGGATCATTATCTGTTGGACCGCCACCACCCATCGTTATTTCATCTTCTTTGAGCCGCCCAGGAGCGACTTATACTCAATGCTATCCTCATTGAGGACGCCCTGAGGCCCAGTCACTTGGGTCTTTTTCTTGTTGACCTTTTTTGGGTCTTTCATCTTTGCATCCGTGTCAGCTGCAACAGCTGAGGCCGGTATGGCTTTTGCCGGTGGCGGTGGTGGTGGAGGCGGCGGGGCTGGCGATCTGCCGCCCCCGAACAATCCAGACATGGTTAAGCTCCTACATATCCAAGTGGGTTATAGTGCGAATCCGCAAATGCTTGCGGGGGTCTATCGGTTGCCCTGGCATCTTTGATACCAACCGCCAAATAACGAAAAGCATCCGCAGCATGTGACGACCAATCGTGAACAGGGGTGTTACGAAAGCTTCTAAGTCTCTCATTGTAGGCTCGGTGATACTGTCTGAGCGCTTCAAGCCCCGGTTTTGTGAGCTCCGCATCAAACCAGCAGCGTGGTATAAGCATCTGTGCAGCATGGAGCCCATCCTCGACAGGCAGCTTTGGAACCACCCTAAAATTTATCCCTAAATCCCAGGATACCTCGCGCCGGCTCTTGCCTGAGCCCAGCTCTCTGACCTCAATGTCATGCGGCGCGTTATGGCTCCCATACAAATATTCTTTTTGCTGCAGAACAGCAGCGTAATGGGGCAAGCCCTCGCCCCTGTTCTCGTAAAAATCTATGACATGCACAGCCCGGCCAACGCTTTGGGTAAACCAAATTGCCGTGCTATCGCCGATGCCCAGATCCCACCAGGTATCAACCCGGTATGCCGGGTCATATGGCACACTGCTGATGCGCCCCATTTCATGGATCTGCTGCAACTCTTTACCAAAAACAGCACCTGGTACATTAGCCACCCATGAGCACTCAAATTCCTGCTGGTACTGGTCAGCTGACATCATGGACCTTGCAGCATCCAGCTCCTCTGCATCCAATATGCCAGTCTCACTAGCCTTGTGGATCGCCGTGTACCAGTCGTCCTGGCTCTCAGCAGCCGTATAAAGCTCATAGAAAGCGTTGTGCCCCTTTGGAGTACCAATAAACAACGCCTTGCCCTTGCGGTCACTCAGCGCCGGCCTGATGATCTCAGGAAACAAGCTCTCTGGCATATCTGCCATCTCATCAAGAACAGCCATATCCAAGTAGATGCCCCTCAAACTATCGGGATTTTCAGCACCCAAAAGCTGAATCCTTGAACCATTAGGCAAATCACACCTCAGCTCCGTTTCATGGAAGCGAACCATCGGTATCTGCCCGGCAAACTGCTTGAGATAATCCCAGGCAACAGCCTTAGCCTGCCTATAGGTCGGCGCTATGTAAGCACAGCGCGGATTAGTGTGCGGATTAAGCACAGCCTCTCTCAGCAAGTGATTTATCGCCATGACAGTCTTGCCAGCTCGGCGGTGTAGCACGACTACGCCCCAGCGCTTCTGGGACAGCTCAGAGTGGATCTGAGCCTGCAGGGGCCTTGGGGAATAGGGGATCTCAATGTTCATTAGAGACAGGCTCTTATCAGGGTTTATATACGTTATAGACACAGCGCCCGGTCTTTTGGGGGGGTGGGGGTGGTCGCTAGGAAATCGAAACATTGCAAACGGGTGTGCATCCCGCACCCACTCGTAGGCTAGCCGGGCATCACAGAGCTCTGGGTCACAGCTCGGTCACAAGATCAACTTTGTTAACTAAAATCAGGTTGACATATGCCTCGTGCGCGCGAGCCCTGCCACTGGATGACAGCACTGCACCACTCAACCACTAGCCTGCACGTCAGCATTGCCCCAGCTCAGCGTGATCGTACCGCTCGCCTGCTTGCTGTCCTCGGCCTTGTCTCT